TGACCAGGTCGTCGAGGGTCGCCTCGGGGAACACGTCGAGCAGGCCGTCACGCAGCAACTGCGCCGCGGTGAGCGCCTCGGCCGCGACGACGTGGTCACCGGTCACGGCGAGGTTCTCGACCCGGCCCTCGTACTTGCCGAGGTCGGCGCGGACCACGGCCAGCCGTCCGCCGATCTCGCGCCGGACCTGCTCGGCCCGGTCCTCCCGGCCGCCGCGTTCGTAGGTGGCCAGCTCGATGCGCAGCGCCCGCAGCTCGCCGATGATGTTCGGTTCCGACATGGGTCCTTGCTCCCCTCGGGATGTTCGTGGGGCAGCAACGCCCGGCGGCCGCGCGGTGGCGGCCGCCGGGCGTTGCGGCGGGGTGGGGTCAGTAGCCGGCGGGCGCGAGCAGGCCCGTGCCCTTGAGGATCGAGAGCTGCTCCGGACGACGGTCGGGCATGAACGCCGCGTACTCGTAGACCTGGAACCGGACCTGCATGGTGCCGCTGAGCACCTCCTGCAGAACGCGGGTGCGCTTGGCGCCCTCCCACAGGTACATGTCCGAGGTGCGGCCCGCGAACATCCACTCCTCGTTCGTGCCGGCGCCGAGGTTGGACGGGATGTTCCCGTCCGCGATCAGCGGGAACTGCAGGATCCGGCCGACCGGACCCTCGACGTCGCCACCGGTCTGCAGCGCCATCGGGTTGAACGGCGCGTTGGTCTCCGGGGTGATGAGCGGCCGGTTCTGCGTGTCCAGGTAGGACGCCATCCAGAACCACCGCGACCCCGTGAGGAACATCGCCGACGGCATCATCTTGCGGTTCTTCGACGACAGGGACAGGGCCTGCATGAGGAACGGCCACATCTCGGCCAGCGTCGCCGACGCGTCGGTGTAGGTGACGGTGTTGACCCCCGACACCGCGAACACGCCCTTGAGCTGGCCGTTGAGCCCGGTCCCGTTGAGGCCCTGCACGTCCAGCTTCTGGTTGAGGTCCGCGATCAGGTCGGTGAACGTGATCTCGTCGAACCCGGCAGGGGACTGGTCGAGCAGCTGGATCGCCACGTCCTGCTGACCGGCGATCGTGCGCACCGGCGCGGTGACGAACGTGTCGGTCATGTCCGTGCTCTGCACCGCCGCGCCGTCGGCGGTCTGCATCGCGGTCGCCGAGCCGGTGGACACCTTCGGCACGTTGATGGAGTCCGTGCCGACCGGCAGCTCCATCGTGCGGCAGGTGTTGAGGAACGCCCGACCGAACCGCGGCAGGTCGACGAACTCGTCGATCAGCCACAGCGGCGGGACGAAGTAGCCGCCCTGCCCGTCCGTGCGGTTGGGGTTGACGCGCTTCTCGAACCCGGACTCGGCGTGCCGGATCTGCTCGTCGCGGTCCAGCTGCGACAGCTGCTCGCGGGCGCGTGCCTCGCGCCGCTTCTCCCGCGAGGGCAGCTCGACGTCCATCTCCTTGCCGTGCCGCTGCAGCCGGGTCTGCGCCTGGCCGACACCGCCGTCGGCGTCGCCGCGACCGAGCTGGGCGCGCGCGAGGTCGAGGAAGTAGGAGTGCTTGGACCCGCGGTGGTAGGTCGTCTGCTCGTAGGTGACGACCGCCGGGGACGGGGAACGCTGCTGACCGGTCTGGTCCAGCTCGGCGCGCAGCGCCTCGGCGCGGGCCGAGCGGGTCTCCTCGTCGACCAGGTCGGCGATGCGTGCCTGCAGCGCGTCGGTCTGCTCGTCGACCGCCTTGATCGCGTCGCGCTTCTCGGCGAACGTCACCGCCTCGGCGTCGGTGAGGTTGCGCTTCTCCGTGGTCGGCGCGGCGAGCACACCGTCCATCTCGGTCTTGAGGGTGGCGCGCTTGGTCAGCAGCTCGGCGAGCTGCTGCCGCAGGAACTCCAACATGGGAGCCCGTCCTTTCGTGACGTGAGGGGTTGTGGTGAGGGGCTCCCTGCGGCCCGTCCGGGTGGTGGCTCCGGGTGGTGGCGCAGCACAAGGCTGCGCTCCGGCGCGGTGCTCCGGCGCGTGCGGTGAAGCAGGGGGTGTTGCTACAGGCCCAAGGCCTCGGCCTGGGCCAGGTACAACGTCAGGGGGTGGCCCGCAGTCGGGGCCGGTTCGGGGGCCACGCGCTTCTGCAGGCGGGCCAGCAGTTCGGCCGCGGCTGCGGGGTCCAGGCGGTCGACGTCGAGCCCGCGCATGGACAGGGCCTCGACCGACGTGCCGGGGTTGGCGCCGAAGTTCACGACGGACACGTCGCCGCGGTGGATGTCGACTTCGAGGATCGAGCGCTCGTCGTAGTCCGGGGACCACAGCGACCGGCCGACCGGCACCCGGAACGCGAACGACATCTCGTCGACGTTCTTGTCCCTGATCGCGGTGACCATGTCGCTGACGTCGCCGCGGGTGATGTTGAGGTCCGCGGCGATGTTCAGGCCGGTGGAGTCCTCGGCCAGGCGCAGCGTGCCCGCGCGGGTGTAGGCCATCGACAGGCCGCCGTGGTTGAGCAGCAGCTGCGTCTGCGGGTTCTCGCTCAGCGTCTTGGCGAACGCGCCCGCGCGCACGACCTCGCTGTAGGAGCCGATCCAGTCCCACATCTCGTAGGGCTGTTCGGTGACCGAGGCGTACCCCTCGACCACGGCCGCGCCGTTGCCCTGCGCGCGGACCTCCAGCTGCACCGGGTAAGCCCGGCGTTCGGTACCACCGGTGGCCTTGGCCCGGTCGCTCTTGACGGTCATCACTGCCCCCCTTCGGGTTCGGGATCGCGCCCCTGGATCGGCTTCTTGTTCTCGATCGGCTTGTCGCCCCACGGCACCGGCTGCTGGTCCTCGACGTCGCGGACCTCGTTGACGACCATCCAGTCGTTGCGCAGTGCGATCTCGTGGGCGCGGTAGCGGGTGAGCAGGTCGGTCTTGACCAGCGCCCGCCGGTTGAACTTGATCTCCTGACCGGGCGGCAGCAGGCGCGAGATCGTGCGTTCGATGCGCACCAGCCACGGATCCGCCGCGTAGGTCAGCAGATCCAGCGAGCGCTGCTCGACGTTGGTGTAGGTCAGCGACCCGCCGGTGCTGTACCCGAACACCGACGCGAAGCCGGGGCCGAAGATGTTGCAGCACTCGGCGCTGGTGTAGTTGTTCGTCTCCAGGAACTGCGACTCGTTGGGCGCGACCTGGATCGCCTTGAACGTCCACCCCTTGCCCAACACCACCGGCTCGCGGGTGCCGCGGATCGCGGCCATGAACCGCGCCTTCGCGGTGTCGGCCTGCGTCTTGTTCGCCATGTCCAGCTCGGAGTTGGACAGGATGCCGCTGGGGTGCGCACCGTCGTGGAACCACTGCGCCCCGAACCGAAGCGACGACAAGCCCAGCCCGATGGTCAGCGAGTGCAGCTCGATCGGCGACAGGCCGAGCATCTCGCCCGGCACCGGGAAGACCCGCCGGTGCCACATCCTGCCGCGGTCCACCGGCCTGCCGTTGATCGTCCAGTCCGGACGGCCGTCCTCGTCCAGGCGCACCCGCACCCGGTCGGGGTGCTGCAGCATGATCTGCGTCGGTGTGCCGCGCATCGGGTCCCGCGCCAGGGTGATGCCGTAGGCGTTGCCCCGCAGCATCTTCGAGAACACGTACTGGTAGAGCCAGTCACCGGTGCCGTGCCCGGTGCCGTCCGGGTCCTCCAACCACGGCGCGAGATCCATCTGCCGCCGCGCGGTGCCCTTACCGACGAACTGGTCGACCGGCATGGTCTCGGCGATCGTGGCGACCAGGTTCACGCACGCCCACACCGCGATCTTCTGCAGGCTCGCCTCGACGCGCGAGAGGTCCGGCGGGCCGCCGTAACCGGACACCGCCGAGTTGGGCGGGATCGGCGGGTTCACGAACTGCAGCTGCCGCCGCTGGCGCGGTGCGCGGAACAGGAAGCTCACCGGGCACCCGCCTTGGCTTCGCGGCGGTCGTCGACCGCGCGATCGAGCAGCAGCAGCGCACCGGCGGTGATCCACCCGGCCGGGCCGTAGACCTGACCGGCACCGACCGACAGCAGCACCAGGCCGCCGAGCGGTTGCCCGTGGTGGACCACGCTCCGCCAAACGTGGCCCACCACAGCACCCGCCACAGGGGCAGCGCGCAGCACCCGCAGGCGCAACCGTTCGCGGCGGGAGATCGTGTTCACAGCGGCCGTCCTCTCACCAGATGTTCGCCAACGGGTCGTAGTCCCCGACAGGCAGCAGGGGCAGGCGCAGGCGCAGCACGTACCGCGCTTCGGTGACCGACACGATCGGCGTCGCCGAGGAGTCCACGCCCTTGCGGGACCACGCGACACTGTCGGTGGTCTCGCGGATCTTGACCCCGGCGGCGGACTCGTCGAGCTGCGTTTGTCCCTTGTGCCGGAACGACTTCACCGTGATGGCGTCGATCATCTCGCTGGTGGCCGCGGACATCTCGACGTAGTCCAGGACCGCCAGGTCGCCGCGCGCGGGCTCGGCCGGGTCGTCGGGCACGGTGAGCCCGGCCTCGGTGAGGTCGATCGCCAACGACTTGTAGGTGCCTCGGCCCATGCCGATCGCGACCGGGTCGAGGACCTCGCGCAGCTCGACCAGGCGGGCGACGATCCAGTCGGTGCCCGCCCGGTAGTCCAGGATCTGCACGTGGCCCAGCTCGTCGGCGCGGGTGCCGTACAGGCCGATCGCGGCGTAGCCGCGGCTGGGCTCGATGTCCACGCCCAGGGCGATGTCACCGTCGCGCTTGGACTCCGGGTCGAGCATGGCGGCCCAGACCTTCGGGTCGATCGCGCCGCCGCCCTGGCGGCGTTTGGGCCACAGCCCGAAGCACTCGCGGGCGAAGCCGCGCGCGCCGAGCATCTTGCGCAGCTTGCGGATCTTCTTGATCGTCACCCGGCCGGTGCACAGCGCGGGGTTGGTCGCGCGGTAGTTGTCCGGGTCGTCGAAGTCGATCTCCTCGAACTTGTCGAGGTCGTGGTCCATGCCCCAGTCGCGGTAGCCCAGCGCGTCGTCGACGACCCCGGATTCGATCATCGCCTCGGCCCGCTCGCGCAGCGAGTACAGGACCTCGCCGCTCTCGGCGGTCAGCGGCGGTGTGCTGGTGTAGATGAACTGGGGGTTGGCCGTCGCGAGCATCGTCGGACCGAGCGCGTCCTGCTGGTCGACGGTGTAGGCGTAGGTCTCGTCGATGATGTTCAGGTCGCCGGTGAAGCCGCGGCCGCTGTCCTTGGAGCGGGCGACGAACCGGATCCGCTGCTCGTTGTCGAGCCGCTCGAAACCTTCGTCGCCATGCGTGTTGTTGATCTTGATGTAGATGCCGTCGACCAGCACCAGGTTGTCGTTGACAACCGTGCCGAGCCTGCGGATCAGCGTCCGCATCCGGCGGAACGCCTCCATCGCCGTCTTGTACTCGTGCGCCGACCACATGATCAGCGCTTCGCCGAGCAGCAGGAACCCGATCAGCGCGCGGGCTTCGAGGATCGCGCCCTTGCCGTTCTGGCGCGTGCACATCTCGACGTACTCGAAGCACACCCACTCGCCGTCGGCGTCGACGCCGAGGATCAGGTCGACGGCGTCCTGCTGCCACGGGTCCAACGGCTTGCCCGCCCGCGCCATGAGCGCACCGGCCTCGGGCCCGTGGGTGTGGACGTAGCGGGGTGCGACCTCAACCCGCGGGCGGGCTGGCGCGGGCGGCGATACGGGCGGCGAGGTCACCAAGGGAGCTGCCACCCCCCTGCGGCGCGGCCGGTGCGCCCGTGCCCGACGCCGGACGCACGCCGGTGCGCCCGGCCTGGCGGATCTCCGACAGCAAGCCCTTGAGCACGGACGCCTGCTGTCGGGCTTCCGACAGCGCGCGGTCGACGACCACGATCACCGTCGCGCCGTGCTCGTCGAGCGGCTCCAGCGACAGCCACTCGCGGTCGGTCCCGGTCAGCTGGTCGTCGAGCTTGTCGAGCCGGTCGACGATCCGACAGGCCTCCAACAGCAGCACCTTCTGCATCGGGCCGAGCATCGCCCCGGCGGTCATCAGCGACCACAGATTCCGTCCGGCGGCGGCCAGGTTCCCGTCTTGTTTCCCCTGGTCAGAGTCGGTGTGACGCGTGACGGGCGGCGTCACGTCCGGGCAGCGGCCGACCACGCATAGGGAGTGGTCACCCCCTCTGTGCAGGCGTGATCGTTTGGTCCGGACCGCGCCCGAATCGGCCATCTCGACCCCCTAAAAAAGGTGCGGGGGGATATCGGGGGAGGGTTGGGCGCGGGGTGGTCCTGCCGCCCTTTCAAAAAAACTCCGAGTCGCGTTTCCGCAGGTCAGAGGCTTGCGCCGGTGATCCGCGTTTTCGCAGGTCACAGGCCTGTTGTCCATTGTGGACATTCGTGGTCAGACCGTCCGAGGATCGACGATCAGGGCTTGGCGGCCGCCGCGCAGCCGGTTGGCGCGGGCGGTGTTGCAACCGCGGTGCGCCAACCGGACGTTGGTCCGCTCGTGCGCGGGTCCGCCGTCGCGCAGCTGCACCACGTGGTCGACGGTGGCGCTGCGCGGGTGGTGCGCGTGCAGGTCCTGGTCCACCCACCGGCTGCACACCCAGCAGTGCGTCTCCTCGGCCCGCACCGTGGCGCACAGCGTCCGCCACGGCCGCCCGGCCCTGAGCCGCTCACAGCAGCGCTGACAGCGCACAGCCGGGGTGCTGGCCCCGCAGTCCATGCACGGCCGCGCTGAGGCGGTCACACGTGGACTGCGGGGCCCGGTGGGGGTGGGGGCTTCGGCGGCGCGGCGGTACCACTGGCGGATCGCGGCGTGGGTGCCCGGCGGACGCCCGTCGCGACCGGCGCGGCGCAGGCACTCGGCGAGACCGGGGTCGACCAGGCGCACGGTCGCGCGCAGCCGCCGCGCCAGCTGCTCACGGTCGGCGGCACGCGGCAGGCAGCGCACGACATAGGCGGTCTGACCGGGGTCCAGGCGGTGCAGGCGGCCGAGGTCGGCGCGCACCTGCCGCTCGGCGGCCGCGGTGATCGCGGGTGCGTGCATGTGCAGCCGGGTGCTGCCCAGAGCGCGGGCGATGACGTCGCGGTCGACGACCAGGTCGCCCGGCGCCGCCAGCTCCAGCGCGAGCGTGGACTTGCCCGCGCAGGGCGGACCGGCGATCAGCACCACGGGCACGGTCGCCCCCTCGCGTCCGGACGGCCGACTCGATCGTGTACCCGTCAGGATTCGAACCTGCCGGGCCGAGGTCACCCCTCGGCGCCGGGCCCCCAACTTACGAGCCGGTCAGCGCGTGCCTACTGGGCTCTGGACCGGGCACCTGCTCAACGCCGAAGCCCCGGCACCGAGGAACGGTGCCGGGGCTTCGTGGTGGCGTCCTATCCAGACACTCCACCAACATCGGGAACGATACGTTCGGCCGTGGTCAACGGGCAAGCGGGGTTCTCGACGGGCGGGTGGCGCCGGTCGTGCGAGGCCTGCGCCTGGTTGAGGTCCCACACCCGGTGGCGGCGGGTGCCGTACGGGGTCCAGCCGTCCTCACTGGCCCACCGGCGAACGGTGCCGACCGCGACGTCGAACAGGTAGGCCACCGACGCGGTCGGCGCGAGCCGCTTGCGCTGCTTGATCATGGCGTCAGTCCCATCCGGTCGCCGAGGTGTAGCCAGTCGCGCTTGGTCCAGGTGTGCCCGCAGCCGCCGCACTCGATCGTTCCGCCGGGCGGCGGGAGCCACAGCGGGTAGCCGCACCACCAGCGGTCGAGCAACTGCGGACAGAACCCGATCGGACGGGCGGGCCGCGCGGCGCCGGTGATCGAGCGCACCTCGTCGCGCACCAGCCGCACCGCCCAGCACAGGAACCCCGCCCAGTCCTGACGCAGCGCGAGGTTGCCGTGTTGGGCGATGGCCCGGCAGACGCTCGACACCGAGCCGCCCGCGTGGTGGCGGCGCAGCAGCTCCTCGGCCGAGCCGATCTCGACGGTCCGCCCGGCGAGCGCGTCGAGCACGCGGTCGCGGTAGCCGCCGAGCGCGTCGACGGGGTGGACCAGGTCGCCGGGCTCGACCCACATGGTGCGTTCGTCGAACAGCGCGAAGTAGGTCAGGTTCACCGGTGCCCCGGCGGGTCCGCCCTTGGAGCGGCGGCCGGGGTCGCCCTTCTGCGGGTGGATCATCTCCGGGTCGTCGACGTCCTGCCAGCGGTCGGGGATCTCGGTGAGCGCGTCGAGCATCTCGTCGGCGCAGTGCCCGCACACCCGCAGCCCGTGCCGGACGGGGTTCGCGCCGTGGTACCGGCGGCCGCACGCCGGGGTGATGCACGCGTCCGGGTCGTCGTCGTAAGGGTCGGTCAACCGGTCACCTCCGGCGGGTGGGCGTCGCGGCGCTCCAGCTCGGCGACCAGTGCGGTACGCGGCACCTGGTCCAGGCCGAACCACCGCACGTGCTCGGTGGTGACGTCGACTTGCACGACCCGCAGATGAAGGTGAGCTTCGGGGAGGTTGCCCACCGACAGGCTGAGGTCGGCCGCCCACACGCCGGGTATCTGCTTACCGGTGTCGCTGTCGAGGGCCAGGCCGCTGGGGTGCTCGGGGCTGGTGATGATCCGGACGCGCTTCGTCAACGGGTCCTCCTTGTGGTGTTGCGGCGGGTGCGGCGGCGCGTGCGGTTGCGGTAGGCGTGGCCATCGATGGCCAGCGGCCGCGGCCCGGTCCGCTTGGGCGACACGAGCACGAACTCGAACAGCACCTGCATCCGTTCGGCGGCGGCGGCGAAGCTGTTGGCGAACTGCTCGAATATCGGTCGCAGCGACTCGAACGCTGCCGCGACTTGGACGCGCCACCGCTCGACGACGCCGAGCATGAGGCACAGCTCGGAGCAGAACCAGACGCGCTCGGAGGTGGGGTCGAGCAAGTGGTGGCACGCCGGGCCGGCACACCGGGTCGGCCTGGTGAACATTCGTGTCGAGTTGGACAGCAGTGCGGGGATCGGGTCGGTCATGGCGGACGGACTCCTTCGGGTGGTGATGGATTCCCTCGAGGGGACGGGCGTACTGCTTGGCTGGTGGGTTACCCGTGGGTCGGGTGGTGGCGGCTCCAGCGGTCGCCCTTGGGGCAGGTGTTGCGGTGCGGCTGGTGCATCCGCTGGCCGAACGCGCGGGTGCTGCGCAGGGCTCGGCCGGTCAGGGGCTCGGTGCAGCGCACGCCGCGGTCGTCGACGGTGACCACCAGGACGCCGTCCTCGGCGGGCTCGGGGTCGACCGGGACGCGGTGCCCGCTGGGGTTGAGCGCCCACACCACCGGGCGGGTGCACCACCGGCATGGCTCGCGGTAGGAGGCGAGGTCTCGGCGGAGCCGGGCGGCGTCGACCAGGCGGCGCCGCACGGGCTCGGCGGGCTCGGGTGGCATGGCCGGTCGGGCCTTGGCGGGGTTCGCCTCGTCGGCCGCCTTGACGCGCCGCCAGCAGCCCGGTCCGCGCCGCGGCTGTCGGGGTGCGTCGACGGGGTCGCCGAAGGCCTTGGGCTGCACGCAGTCCTGCCCGATCGGTTGCCCGCAGCCGTCGGGTGGCTGAGGGCAGGGCACGGAGACCAGGTGCGCCAGCTCGTCGAGCATCTCGGCGCTGAGCTGGTTGGGGGTGGCGCGGTGGGCGGTCACGACGGTTCCCTTCCGGTCAGGTGGGCGGGGGTGGTGGTGGGTTGCTGGTGGCGGTCTTGCGGTAGGTGGGTGGGTTGGCCGCGGAGCGGGGTGTGGTGGCGGGACCGACTACCGGGCGTCTGCCTGCCGGCCCGACGTCCCCGGCACGGAGATCGGGTGATGACCGACCCCCCGACCCATCCCCTCCCCTCCCAGGAGGCAGGCCGTCCCCGGTGGCACCGGCCGGTGCACCACGGGTGGTGTGAGCTGGGTCGATCGGGGTTTCCACAGGGGTGTCCCCCGGTTGTGGATCACCGGTCTGATCCGTGGTCGATCGAGGGTCGGATCGACGGTCCGATCGAGGGTCGATCGCCGATCGATCGACGGTCGGATCCGTCGATCCGGGGTCGATCTCGGGCCGGGGCGGGTCGGCCCAGGCGCGGGCGATCGACAGCGGGTCGGTGCCCTTGATCCAGCCGTCGACCGGCGGGATGTCCACCGGCGGGGGTTGCAGCACCAGGCCCGCGGCTTCGGGAGTGGTGGCGTCCTTCTTGGAGCTGTTGCAGCTCATGCACGCCACGACCAGGTTCCCGGCCCCGGCGGCGATCGTGGGGTTCACGTGGTCGATGCACAGCTGCCGCGAGGACTTCTTGTCGAACCAGGGCACGACGATCAGGCAGTAGCGGCAGGCGTTGCCGTCGCGCCGCTTCACCAGGTCGATCAGGTCCTTGTCGCCCAGCTCCTTGCGCTTGGCGCGGTGCACGGTGTTCTCGGCCTTGCTGGGGTTGTGCTGCAGCCAGTCGTGGATCCAGTAGCCGCCCATGCCCTCGGTCCACTTGAGACCGGTCAGGCAGTCGCACAGCTCCTCGGGCGGCGCGTCCGGGCTGTACTTGTGCAGCAGCGGCGCGCGGCCGTTGGCGGTGATGGTGGTGACCGCGACCAGCTCGGCGGGCTTGAACTCGTTGTCGATCACCCACTGCGGCAGCCACCCGTTGGTGCTCTGCTGGGCGGCGTAGAACCAGACCAGGAACACCCCGCCCAGCGCGGTGCGGGAGGCCTCGCGGACGGCGCGCAGCTTGGGGTTGGCGTAGGCCTTGTCGTCGCCCTTGAACCACGTCATCAGGTCACCGGCCCAGCGGTGGTGCTTCTCGGGTCGGTGCGGGTCACCCTGCGTTCCTCCTGTGCTCGACGGTGTTGGGGGCCAGGCCGAGCCGCGCGCGGATGCGGGCGGTGGTGTAGGTGCTCTGCCGCAGGCGGGCGGCGATCGAGACGTCGGACAGGGCCCTCGCGCACCAGCCGCGCCACGACGCGGTCGCGTTCGCCGGTGGGCAGGGCCTCGGCGGGCAGGCGTCCGGCGAGGCACTCGGCGACCCGGTGCGCCACCGTGGCGGTACGCATGGCGGGGTGCGGTGCCCGCAACTGGTGGGGCCGGTTCTCGTTGCTGGAAACAGACGTCACGGGCACCGCCGCGCGTAGGCGAGGAACGCCGCCACGGCGTGCGCGGGCACGTCCAGGCGGTGGCCGATCACGGCGGGGGCCGCGCCGAGGTCGGCCATCCACACCGCGATCGCGCGCCGGTGCGCGGCGGTCGGCGGCCGGCAGGGGTCGACGGGGCGACGCGCGGCCGCGGTCCACACGGCGCGCTCGTCGACCAGGGTGGCGGTCCACTGTGCTGCGGTCATCGTGTGTCCTTTCCGGACGGTGGCGAGCGGGTAGTCGAAAGCGGCCGCCGCCCAGGGGGAGTGGGCGGCGGCCGCGGTGAGCGAGACGAGGCGACTAGGGGGTGTGATCGCTCGCCTGCTCGGGCGGTGGGCCGGTGGCCGCGGGCGCGGCCGCCGGTAACGAGCGGTGCGGGCGGGGCCGGGGCCGGTCGTGGCGCAGGCCGAGCACGGCCATGACGACGACCACCAGGACCACCACCGCCAGCACGGCGGCGGTGCCCCACGCGGCGGTGTCCAGCGCGGCGACGACGGGCGTCGAGGCCGGGCTCACGTGGCACCGCCGGGGACCAGCAGCGCGGGCGCGAGGTCGCCGACGTCGAGACGGCGGGCCAGCCGGTCGGCCACGTTGTGCAGCGGGTGCGTCTTGGACTTCACGGTCGAGATCGACACCCGCAGCCGCCGGTGCCGCGCCGCGCGCAGCAACCGGAACCCCTCGGCGCTGACCCACTTCGGGCAGTCGACGCGGCGCACCAGCTCCCCGGTGAACACGCGGCGGGCGACGATCCGGGCCGCGGAGTTGTCCGACAGCACGGTCACCTGGTGCCCGTCGGGGTAGAGCAGCAGGGCCTGGCCGATCGCGTGCAGCTCGATCGCGCAGATGTCGGCGCCGAGGTACTTCAGCCTGCCCTGGCGGGTCCATCCGGCGTCGGTGACCACGCCCCACCCGGCGTGCTGGTCGATGTCGCGCAGCGACCCGTCGCACGCCACCACCGACCCGGTTCCGCGCAGCCCGGCCGGGAGCGCCAGTTGCCCGACGCCGACCCGGATCGTGGGCACCTCGCGCCACAACACCGCCGGGTCGCGGGGCCCATACTCGCGGCCGATGAGCAGCCGGTCACGACGGCCGAGCAACGCCGTGGTGGCCGTGTGCGCGGCCTCGCGGGTCGGCTCGACGCCGCGCCACATCAGGCCGCACGAGCAGGCCGCGTGCCACAGCCACCCGCCCGCCACGGCCGGGGCGACCGTGGCGCGCAGGGAGTGGATGCCGAGCACGCGGTCGACCAAGCGGGCCCGCAGTGCCCGCAGGTCACGCACCTGGCACACCACCTTCGGGTGCGGCCGGTGGCACCTCGGCCAGCCGCAGCACGGCCACCATCAGGACGGCGGCCACGGTCATGGGGTGGACGTGCTCGCTGAGCAGATGGCCCAACTCGCTGCCGACCTGGTCGCGCGGCGCGGCCGCGAGCCGGACGCGGGCGTCGGCGACAATCACGTCGAGCCGCTCCCGGAAGTACGTCGCGCACTGGTCCCACTCGGCCAGCTCCGCCGGGGTGCGGGTGCTATCCACAGCGACCACCCCGGCCCGTGACGCGCTCCAGCAGCGCGGCCAACGCCGCGGCGCGGGTCCGGTATTCCAAGTCGCTGCTCCACCGCGCGGCGGTGTCACCGTCCTGCCGCCACGCCGCCCACCACCGGCGGCCGCCGTAGTGCCAGCCGCGCCACTCGCGGCCGTCACCGATCCACCCGACCCACACGCCGTCGATGTGGACGCGGTACACGACGGTGCCGCTGGACCACATCTCCGAGGCGGGGGCGGCGCAGAGCCGCACACGGGAATCAGCCACGGCGACCACCGCCCGCGCGGCCGCCGAGCCGCCCGGCCCAGCCGACCGAGCCGAGCAGCACCGCAGCCGCGGTGATCAGCGCGCCGACCGCGATGGACAACCCGCGACGGACGCGGCCGCGCACCAGCGTGCGCAGCGCCACGGCGAGCAGGGCCACCAGCGCGGCCGTGCCGGACATGGTCCTGGCGCAGCCGTCCGCGCACCCGGCGGGCCCGTAGTCCTTGCGCTCGTCAGCCATGCCGGCCACCGCCCACCGCACCGTTGGCCTTGGCCGAGTGGGCCAGGCACCCGACCAGGTCGGCTGCCGTGCCCGCCAGCGCGTCGACGTCGAGGTCGACGGGGCCCGCCGAGCGCAGCGTGCTGCGCAGGGTGTTGCACGCGGCGGTGACCTCGGCGTGCTTGTCCACCGGCTCGATCACCAACATGCCGGTGGTGAGCGCCAGCCGGACCGCGTGCGCCCGGTTGCGGGCACCGAGCAGGCAGAAGACTCGCCCGACTGCCGTCTTCACGGTGCGCTCCGACACGTACAACCGCTTCCCGATCTCCCCGTCGGTCAGCCCGTCCGCGATCAGGCGCAGCACCCGCATCTCGCGGGTGGTCAAGGTGTCGTCGGTCATCGCGTGCTCACCGACCGGGCCGCTTCGACCTCGGCGATGTACCGGCTCAGCAGGTCGCCGAGCGTGAGCGCGCCGAGGTCGACGCCGTCGGCCAGGCCCAGCTCCGCGCGCAGCGTCGTGCGGGCGTCGGTGATCTCGGCCTGTGCCATCGCGGCCGCGACCCGCAGCTCCGCGCGCTGCTCGCGGACACGGGCCAGCTGGGCGCGCTGCTCGCCGATGGTGCGCGAGGACCGCCCGTGCACGCGGTTGCGCGCCCGCAGCTTCGCCTCGGTCTCGGCCACCAGCTCGTGCAGCCGGTCGACCGCTCGATCACGCCAGCCCAGATGTCGGGCCGTGTCGCGCAGCTGCTCGCTCTGCTCCGTGTACAGGTCGTGCATCGCGTCCAGGGAGACGTCGGCCTCGCGCAGCGCGACGGTGAGGGCGTCGACCACGTCGGCCAGGCCGCGCGCGACGGTCTGCGACTGCGGCGGGGTGAGGCCACCCCGCCGGACGGACCCGAGCAGCGCCGTGGTGTGGGGCGGCAGCACGGACTCGGTGAGCATCTCGGCCGAGCCGAGCGCGACCAGCACCTGCTCGGCCGCGTGCAGCCGCGGCGCGTCCGGCGCCGCGGGCGGCGGGTACGGGTAGCCGCACCGGCACTCCAGCTTCCCCGGCGCCTGGGTGTGACGCGAGGAGATCTCGACCAGCAGCCGCGCGCGGCGCCGTGTGGCCGAGTCGACCGCCACCGGCCCGCCGACGGACTCCTCGACGCGGCGGACGTCGGCGACCAGCGGCGTGGCGGCGGCGGCCGAGTCGGTCGAGCGGAACTCCTTGCATCCGACCACCTCGTCGGCGTGGATCAGCTCCACCCGCACCCACACGCCGGGATCCACACCGAGACCGACAGCGCTGTGTCCCAACTCCTCCAGAACGTGCGCGCCAGCGCAGTGCCGGTCGACCTCGGTCCACACGCCATCACGCAACGTCTGCACCGACAGCGTGTACGTGCCGGGCAGGCTCGCGGCCTCATCAAGGACGGTCATCGGGTGCTCTCCGGTCGGGGGATCTGGCCGGTCGCGGTGATGGCGGACCGGTCGGCGGGCGAGATGCCTTCGCGGGTGGTCAGGGGCCGCGGCCCCGGGCTGGTCGTCAGCACCGGGGCCGGGTGGGTGAGGTCGTGGTGCGTGACCGCGACCAGCAGCCCGGCGATCAGCGCCAGGGCGAGCAGGGCCACGGCCAGGCCGACAGCGGGGGTGAGCCGCACGAGGCGCTCCTCTGCTTGCGGGGCAACGGGTTCGAGGTCGGTCACCGGGACCACCACCCGTGGGCCAGGTGCGCCCACCCGACGATCCCGGCCAGCACCGCCGTGGTGGTGACGCCGACGGCCAGGCCGCCCCAGACAGGGGCGGCCCGCACCGCGGGGAACTGGGTGACCGCCAGCACGGCCGCCATCGCCGCACCCGCCAGCAGGGTCGGCATGAGCAGCTCCGCGAAGCAGGCCAGGACGACGCCGAGCAGGGCGGCCGTCCACTTCAGCGCGCCGAACACGGCGGCGGGCAGCAGGCCGAGGAAGTGAAGCAGTGCGGTGATCACGCGATCTCGCTCCGCTCGGCGATCGGGGCGACCGCGGTGGCGGCGTGGCGGCGCAGCTCGAACTGCGCGCGCACCTGCTCCAGCGCGACCACCAAGCCGGTCGGCAGCCCGCGGGTGTCGGTGAGGGCGAGGTACTCGGTCATCACGGCGGCGAGACACGCGCGCTCGACGACGTCCAGGTGGCCCTTGCGGATGCGGTCGGGCACCGTCCACTCGGGTACGGCGGGCACCTCGTCCTCGGTCGGCCACGCGGCCACAGGGGGCATGACCACCGTGGGCGGCTCGACGTGGTGACGGCCGGTGGGGGTGGTCTCGCGGGAGGGTTCGGCGAGGGCCTGGCGGCGGGCGACGAACGCGTCACCGATCGAACGGCGGCGGCGGTACCTGGCGATGATGGATGCGCCCGCCGAGCGGCGGGGCTCCTCAGCCGGGGATGGGATGATGGTTGCGGTCATGGAGGTTTCGTCTCCTTGGTCGAGGGGCCGTTCGATCGCGCCGGGCATGGCGCGCGGGCGGCCCTTTTCTGTTGGCTGGATCAGCGGGTGGCGACGCGGACGCGACGACGCGACTTCTTGCCGCGCACCCAGCTGTCAGCGGCGTCCCGGTGCACTCGCCAGTGGCCGCGCCGTGCGCGCTGGTGCCCTTCGAGGACTTCGTCCTGCAGGGCAGCAAGCACGGTCTTGTAGTGGCGGCCGGTGTAGGAGGCGGTTTGCCCGACGGTCATCCACGGCGAGTCCATGAGGTCTCCCTCACTTTCAGCGGCTTCGGCATCCACGGAGCGTGGATGCATGGCGGCGACGTTAGCCCTCAACGGGAAGGAGTGTCAACGGAGCGTGGATGATTTTCAGGGAGTTGCTGGGACGATCCAGCAAAATCGTCCACAGTCCGTAGATGTGCGCTCCACAGAACGTGGATCTCTGCCACTATGAGGGAGCAAGAAAGAGCGTCAAGGAGTCAGCAACACCGGGGGAGCGGCGCTGTGGACTTAGCAACCTTGATCGAAACCCGACGACGAGAACTCGGACTCTCGTACGAACAGGTGGCGGCGAGAGCTGCGCGGCACGGCCACAAGATCAGCGGGTCGGCCGTGCACAAGTACACCCGCAGCGGAGTGCTGCCCGGATTCCCGAAGCCGGACACTCTCGCCGCGATCGCCGCCGGGCTTGACGTGAAGGTCGACCAAGTCGTCGTGGCCGCCGCGGCGAGCGTCGGACTGCAGCTGACTACCCACACGATCGGCGACGACCAGACGCAGGCATGGCTGGCGCTCACAGCCAACCGAACCCCGGAGGAGGTGCAAGAACTCTTGGCAGCCGTGACCACACTGCTGTCTACAGGTCGCACACGATCAGACACCGACAGTTAGGCTCTGCGGCCGTTTGGGTAGAAGCCGTCTGGCCTAGTGGTTAAAGTCGGAATGATCCGCAAAAGTGCCACCCCTAAGCAATCGTTCGAGCCTTGGGGGTTCGGTGCACGTTCTTGTGGCGCGCATAGCGCTGCCCACCGCCGATGCATTCTGGATTCGCGACGGCGAAAACATCGTCGTTGTGGCTGATCCGCGCATTGACGACGAGCAAGTCAGTTCTATCGCTCATGTGGCCGAGATTGTTACACGTGCCCAAGATGCGTTGATGGCTGAGTCATCGGACCGAAAGGAATGCTATGGCGACGACGGAGAAACTTCCGTCCGGAAGACATAGAGGGATCTACTACGACGCAGGGGGAAACAAGTGTCGGACGCCGACGACGGATCGGAAGCGAGATGCACTAAGGGAAGCCACAGAAGCCGAGGTCCGCGCCCACCGAACAGCAGCCGCTGAGCACGGAACCCTGCCAGCATCGATCACTTGGCTTGAGTGGTACCCCATCTGGTGGGACGGGCGCGTCATTGAACCGTCGACTCGCAAGGGTGACGACGGGTTCGTGCAGAAGTACATCCTCCCCTACTGGGGCGATCGCCGGTTGAACTTGATCTCGCACCAGTTGATCCAGCGGTGGGTCAACGAGCTGCGGCAGCAAGGCAAGAGTGACGCTCACGTTCGGAAGATCTACGCGATCTTCCGATCATCAATTACTGCCGCCGTTCGCGACGGCGTTCTAGCAGCAAGTCCATGCATCGCCATCTCGGTACCGGGAAGCAAGAGGCAAAGCGCAACGCGGCTGTACGACGACGACGAACTGGACGCGATATGGGCGCACCTGTCGCCTGAGTACCGACTGGCAACCGGCCTGATTCTGGAAACAGGCATGAGGCCTGGCGAACTCGGAGGCCTTCACCGCCCAAGCGTCGACAGGATGTCAGGCTGGCTAGCCGTTCAAGAGACGTTCGACCCGGTGGCCGGGCGGATCAAGGCTTACCCGAAGGACAAGGACGCTCGTGACGTTCCGCTGACTACCAGGGCAATCGACCTGTTCAACGAATGGGAGGAGTTGCGGCCGTCCACACGCACGGGCTGCGGGGTGCCACACCAGAAGGGAACCTGCCGATCCGATCTCGTCGGCCGCCAACCGATGAGCGACGGACCGATCCGCCCGCGATCCCTGTACATGGCCTGGATGAGCGCTCAACACAAGGCGAAGATCAGCAACCCTGGGCCGCCCTACGCCTTGCGGCACGGCCTCGCGACACGGCTCGCCGACGCCGGAGTCGACCCGTGGGAGATCGCTCGACTACTGGGCCACTCAACCCTGGAACAGACCGGCGTGTACGTCCACAGGTCGCCGGGCGCTCGACTCAAGATCCTTGCCGCACTCGGCGATCCCGCAGCGAACCTTGGCGCCACGACTGGCAGACGGAAGGAGCGCGCGAAGCGCTCCCGTCCCACGAGAATCCCACGCGCCGCCGGTTAGCCCTGGTAGATGTTCCCTCTTGCGCCTCACCCGACGTGAGCTTTTAGCGTCGTCGTCGTGACCGGACAAGAGGGTGTCGAACGGCGGTGGAGCGTGGGCGAGCTGGCCCGCGCCACCAGCCTGACCGTGCGCGCGCTGCACCACTACGACGAGATCGGACTGGTGCCGGCGAGCGAGCGGACCGGGGCGGGCCACCGCCGCTACACCGAGGGCGATCTCCAGCGGCTCTACCGGGTGTGCGCGCTGCGCGGGCTCGGCCTGTCGCTGGAGGAGATCGGGACCGTGCTCGCCCGCCCCGCCGACGACGTGTCGGCGCTGCGGGCCATCCTGGTGGGTCAGCTGGCGCACCTGGACGAGCAGGCGACTCGCGTGGCACGGCTGCGCACGCGGATCAGCGGGTTGCTGAGCGGGCTCGACACCTCGGGGATGCCCGATCCGGAGCAGTTGACGACGACTCTGGAGATGATCTCGATGTTGGACGACCACTACACCCGTGAGCAGCAGGACCTCATGGCGGAGCGCCGCGCCGCGCTGGGCCGGGAGGCGATCGAGTCGATGAAGCTCGAGTGGTTCGGGCTCGCGGAGCGGCTGCGGCAGCTCCAGCAGGAAGGCGTGCCGGTAGCCGACCCGCGCGTGCAGGAGCTGACGAGCCGCTGGGACGAGATCGGCTCGGCGTTCCACGGCGGTGACACGACGATCGTCGCCGCCACGGACGCCGCGTACGAGGACTCGAAGGAGACGGTGAACCGGCAGCTCGGCTGGCCCGCGCCCGGCGACGGCCCCGACCTGGTCGAGTACGTGAAGTCCGCGCGCGAGGTGCGTTCGTGACCGACTACGCGCGACCGGGTCCGATGACGTCGGCGGGCAAGCACGCTTCCCTGCTGGCGAACCTGCCGAACGATGTCGGGGGTCTCGCGGCGGTCGGCCATGGTGTCCTCATCCACGAGCACATCGCGCCGACGTACGACGTGGAACTGTCGGACGACGACCGTGCCACGGTGCACCTGCGGCGGGTGGAGGACCTGCTGGGCGCGATCACCGCTCGGGACGGCAGGCCGCTCGTGGAGTCGAGGGAGCCGAAGAACCGCACAGCGGGCAACTGCCGGCACTTCACCGTCCTGCTGGTGGCCGCGCTGCGGGCCAGGGGCGTGCCCGCGCGGGCCCGGTGCGGCTTCGGCGGGTACTTCGGCGGCGACACCTGGGAGGACCACTGGGTCGCCGAGCACTGGAACGGCGACCGGTGGGTGCTCGTGGACGCGCAGATCGACGACGTGCAGCGGGGGCTGTTCCCGATCGACTTCGATGTCACCGACGTGCCGCGCGACCGCTTCCTGGTCGCGGGCGAGGCGTGGCGGCGCTGCCGCGCGGGGACGGCGGACCCGGACCTGTTCGGCCTCAGCGTCATCGGCGAGACCGGGCTGTGGTGGATCGCGGGCAACCTGATGCGCGACGCCGCGGCGCTGCTGGACGTGGAACTGCTGCCGTGGGACGGCTGGGGCGCGATGCCGGAGCCGACCGACGAGATCGGCGAGGACCT